GTAAACTTTCTTCTGCACCGACACCGCCAAAGGCACTACGTCAGTTAGCCCTTCGGCTTTCTTGTAGTATCGCCTATTCTGTTTAGCATATTTTCCTTTTGCACGAGGAACTTGGGATTCCGCTGAACCAATGCTAGCTCCTTCCATGGGCAGGTACACAATCTCTTCCTCGCTAGCCATGCCGCGACGCGGCACGCCCGCTTGTGTCTCCTCTTTCTTGGCCGCTTTAGATTGAAACATTGCGGCTAGGAGAGGCCACGCTACAACAACGGCTGCCACTGCAGCTGCCACCCCGAGAGCGATCTTGTTGTACTTCTCCCATTGCTCGAATGGTGCGAAAGCAGAAGCTGTCGTACACACTGCCATGAGCGTCTCTGGACTAACCATTCCAGTTTCCATTACACGCATACACTGCTCCATAGCTGACATAGCCGATTTTGGGTCGACTACAGCGCCAATCCCGTTTTGAACGGATTTGGTGCTATCAGCGATCATAATGAGCTCGTCGTACGGTATGAGCGGAAGTTCCGCCGGAAACGTGTTGTACAGCTCTGTAGGCAATGTGTAAAACACCAATTTTTGCAGGGGATTTTCCACCAGTGCTGCCAAGATGTAGGAGGGCGTAAGCTCCCCAACAACGAAGACAAAACGAGATTTTACATGTGGCACTGGCTCAAGCTTTGAAGTGACCTGATGGAAATAGATGTCTGCCGTGTCTGCGTCCACCTGCAGCGTACCATCCATGTGCCACGTTGTGCTATTGTGATGTAGTACTGGTTGTTTCTTTGGATATGCCCAGCACGACCGTGGCACTTTGCCGGAGACAGTGTGTGGCGCGCGTAGCAGTCCGGTCCGCGCACCCAGTCTCCTAACCAACAGCGTTGTTGACAGCATCTCCTCATAGTGCTGCTTCTTCCTATGAGCGGCGGTCTTGAGCATGTCTTTGGTGTCGTCGGTCGAAGCGATAGCTTGCTGATGGTAGTCAAGGTAAGCAGCATAGTCACTCCTTACGGTTGCTTCTGAGTAGCCAGACAAGTCCCAGCCCATTACAAAGGCTAAAGTCTCACCGAAGGTTAGCTTCAGAAGCAGGTCAAGTCTGTCGGTCCGAGCATCGAAAGTGCCAGCAG